TCTTACTCATAGTCTACACCACACGTTTTAGTGACAAATTCAAGATGTTCAATCGAATCAACAATCTCAGTATGTCTTTTTAAATCGTAACCATAAATCTCAAGGAATGATGATGCATTACGAATAATACGTTGTTCACGCTCTGTTTCATGGTAATCAAAGACTGCAATAAGTTTACCATTGGTATCTTTGTAGACACCATCGAAATTGTCAATGAGGAGTAAGCGTAAGGTAGAGAAACAAACATTGAGAGGAAACTTGTGAAAGTCGGAATAGTTAAAAAGGAGTTTCATGGTTATTACACCTTAGTAAGATGATAACGGGAAAGTGTTGCACCTGTCTGATTCTTGTATTTGGAAGATGATTTCTCATTATAACCCACTCTACATGTTTCGCCCTCGAAGAATACTAACTGTGCAATCGGCATACCACTGTAAAGGCGAATAGGACGATTATTCACATTGTAGAGTTCTAAGGTAAGCGTTCCACCGAAACCTGCATCAATCCATCCTCCAGTTTGATGTATGGTAAGACCTAATCGTGCAAGAGATGATTTACCTTCACATGCAGCACAAATATTCTTGGGTAAGGAAACAGTCTCCTGTGAAACAGCGAGCACAAACATTCCAGGTTGAATAGTAAACGTATCTGCCTCTACAACTTCATGTCCATAAATGATTGTATTTCTATCAAACGGATCAATCATCTGCCCGTTATTAATGTAATATTTGAATTGATTTGAAAGATGTAAATCATAGGAATTAGGATTGATACTATCCTCATTGTAAGGAGCAATACCAAGTGTTCCATCCTCGATACGCTGTTTAATCTGATAGTCTACAAGAATCATTCTTTTTCACTCTTGTTAATGTTGTATTTGTTAAACTGACTGTACGTGTATAAAGGACATTGTGTCTGTTCACACTCTGCTTTACCATCTACGCAATATCCCTGACAATCGTAACAATAAGCGTATATCGCTTCTTTTCGTGTAATATGTTCACCCTTAAGGTAACTAATAAGTTTAGACTTACCTCTATTATGCATACCGTATTTTTCGATGAGTTTAATGGTTGAATCGTTGTCCATTTATACACCCTTCTTACCAATAATTCGCATGAGTTTAAATGCCATGTTTGTAAAGGTAATCTCAGCATTGGCACCATACACCATTCTGTAATCTGTTTCGGCGATGATTTCAATGGCAGAAATCTTGTCAGAAGCGGAAAGGGAAGTATCATTCCACACTTTTAAGTAAATCTGAAATACAATGCTCCTGAAATCAACTGTGTTACTATTCCACAGTTTACGTGCTTTGGTAATTTGTCTACCCTTGATTAAGGTGTAAAGTTCATCTGCAACATTGATATTCTTCTTAGTGTCTAATTCACCAAGATTCTTGTAAATGTCAAGCGCCTTTACCATTGAACGAATGTCAGGGTAGTTTACATCTATGATTTCATTAAGACTCACATCGTCAATATCAATGTCCTCTTCCTTACAAATGAACTGTAAACGCGCTAGGATTTCATTACGTGCAGGTTTCCCAAATGATATTACTTTACACCTGGAACGGAGTGGTTCAATGATTTTAGAGATTGTATTACACGTAAGAATGAATCGACAGCGAGAAGAATACTCCTCCATAATGTTACGGAGAATATTCTGTGCATCGGCAGTTAAACCGTCTGCTTCATCGAGATGCACAATCTTAGGCACATCAGACTTGAATGATACAGTAGAAGCGAATGCTTTAACCTTTTCACGCACCGTATCAATACCTCGCTCATCTGATGCATTGAGATACAGTTTGTCAGCACCAAGTTCTTTTATAATGATTTTGGCAAGTGTAGTCTTACCTGTTCCTGCACTTGACTCAAAAATCAGATTAGGTAGGGAAAAAGGATTCTCCCTTACAACTTTACGTAATCCAGCAATTATAGTGGTATTGTTACCAATAAAATCTTCAAACGTTTGTGGCCTGTATTTTTCCACAAAAAGTTTGTTGGTAATCATTCACATCACCACGTAACTTTGTGCGGAATAAGTAAACCAGAAACAATGATCTCACTATTCTTACCCGTAATGTAATCAAACGTAACAGGGTAAAGAATATCATTACCATACTGGTCTTTCGTCTGCTCAGTGACAAAACCCATTGTAATGTCTAATTGTGCCTCTGCAAATGCATCCTCAAGGGCATCGATGGAAATATCCACCGTAAACTCTTTACCATACTTGTTATCAATATCCGCGTGAACTTTAAGTTTAGAACGCTTATCAGTGCTTAATTTAATGTATTCTCCCTCTTTTGGAATGGTAAAGCATACAACAGTTTCACCAAGATTCTTTGCAACCTTAATAAATTTCTTTATATCATCTGCATCAAACGCAATGACAATGTTACGCGGTGGAATAATCGCTTTAATGTCCTCGATACTCTTACCCGGAATACTACGAGAAGCATACTCATATTCAATCTGTGGAACATTAACCGTCAATTTATCATCCGCAAGAACAATCAAATCGTCAGTTGTAACCACACCAACAAACTCTTCATCGAAGTTAGCGAGATACCGCTTCTTGAAATCGAGTTCATTGATACACATCTCTACAGACTCATTAACATCATACTCAACCTGTTTACCATTTGCAATAAATGCGGTAATCATCACTCGCTTCTCGGTGTTGGTTACATGTGCAATGATATTTTCATTGGGCTTACGAGTAATAACCATATCACCATTCATTGCGATTCCAAGCACATTGATAAAATTCTTCAGAGTAGTAACATTAATACGCATTAAACTCACTCCTTCTTATTAATCAAATTATACAGAGTTGTCCCGGTAACATCATACTTACCTGGAGGATACTTCTTCTCTTTCTTACTCGATTCGATGATTGCAAAGTAATGGGCATTGTCTTTATTCATTTCCCGCACAGTACGAATAACAATCTGTGATTCAATTGCGACCTTACTAACCCATTTTGGCACTCTCTCTGACTCTACAACCTGCCCCATTCTTACAATCGTAGTGTCAATCCTAGGATACATGATGAATATTACACCAACTTTAGCAACCTCAACACACTTGTCAAATAGATTATCAACATGCATGTTACGAATCTTCCAAAGGTTTTGATTTGCTGTTCCCTGATACATATCTATTTTAAGTTTAAAGCGTCCTGCATTTTCACTAATTTCAGTATATCGTTCAATTCCATCTACAATAATCCAATCGGTGTTATCCTTCTTTTTGATAATATCGAGCAGAAGCATATTCCAATCGCACACATTCTTTGATGTACGTAACATATCTTCTACTGTAGAACGGTCATATGGACGGAGAGAATCAAGTGCCTCAACAGTAAGTTCACGTTCCTTAATGTAATCAAGTTCCAATGGCAAAACACTATTTGCATCGAATGACAAAACCTTTACATTAGAACCGGGAGCAATCAAACCATATGCAGTAGTTGTTTTACCTTCACCTTTGTTTCCATAAATTACAATAATATCTTTACTCTGTGGGGAGAGAATTGCATCTTCATAGGAAAAAGATGCAGTAAGATCTTCCTTCTGCTGTATTTCCTTTACCGCTTTATCCAGAGTCTTTTTACCAAGTGCCATTATTTTTACCTCTTGTTATAATGACCAATAGACATAGGTAGCGATGCAACAAACAGACCAATAACAATACCACAAATGGTTTGCCAAAGTCCCGTAATACCAATCATACCTAGCAGCACATACGCAACGTAGCAAAATGCAGCATACCAAATGAAAAGGAGTGCAATGCACACTACGATAAATGCAATTGTACCAATAATCTTTAATCCTTCAATATAATTCATGTAAGTTCACCTAAAAAGATTAGAGGAAATCGTCATCCTCAACAAATGCATCGTCAGTCTCTACATCCTCTGCAATCTCATACAAATCTTCAGGACGCGAGAACTTGGGATCAGTGACGAAACCAAGCAGATTACCACTTGCTTCACCCCTCTTATTGAAATAGGGTTTGAAACATACAATGCCTACTGCCTGCTCATAGAGTCCCGTAACAACACCCGGAGAACATGATAATGAAATATTACCCTCGAAATCCTCATCGAGTGGTGTAACCTCTACAAAGGCATACTCATCAAACAGACTAATCTTGGAGATAATGGCTTCAGCAAGCAGGAACTTCTTATCCGAATACTCACCATTGACTACTTTTTCCTCAATGTTATACACATCTTCAAAGGCAACACAGTTGTCGCCAAGCGAGTCCTCTACGAGTGTAACAAATTCATCGTAATCAAAGTCATCATCAAGTTCTACAAGTTTAGATGTGTTAATTCCAGTAGAAATGTTTACAATGTCCTTGTTCTCATCCTTACACGTTCCCCTAAACATGTAGATCTTGCCAAATTCAGGAACAAAATTTGCAGGATCTTTCACATAGACAACACCGGGTTTTACCTCACCGGAATTAGGCATTACAAAGAATCCATATGCCCTGTTCTCCATCTGAACCTTCGGAATCTTCTTCCCAATAAGGAACGCCTGGAATGTCGTGGTATTCTTCTTAGTGTAGAGTAGATTACCGTCTACATCAATCAGACCGTCAGCGATAGCATTTTCCTTCCACTCATCGCCAAACATCTTCTTGTAGATTGCAATCTCATTATTTGCATCAGCGTTTGCCTTCTTTACCGAATCATACGGCTTGGTGTAACCAAAGAAGAAACCCTTGAACGGTAACATGTTAGAACGCAATGCAGCGTTGTAAGAACCAACAATCGATTTGATGGTGACAATTCTTGCCTTAGACTCCGTGATACCGTCCCGCTTCATGTATTCAGCAAAGCGTTTCTTATACTCTGCCATAATAACATCAGGACGCTCACCGACCTTTTCTGCAATCTCATTGATTCTTGCTACAATGCTCTCGTCCACATCAGTAGACTTATCTTTCTTACTTTTCAATGCCAATCTAAGCACCAATATGATATTGGTAAGTGGAAGTATAAAAAATGTTTGGTTTAAGATAGCATGTAAACAGTAGTACCTTCATCCTTATTTTTCAATACGCGCATTTTTCCACTTTCTATAAGCAATGCGAGTAGTTTTTCAGAAGAACTCTCACCGGCCCCAAAACTCTTGAAGAACACTTTTTGCCATTCTTCCTTAGTGTAGCGCATACCAATGTATTCCCTACGCAAGCGCATAACAAGCCTGTTTAACTTTTCATTGCGTCCTGTGTTGTTTGAAATAATATAGAACGCTACAGAACGCAAAGCAGGGAATAACAAACGTGCCGCATTGTGCGCGTCCTCTTTGTCGATATAATTACGATAGTTCATCAAACCGAATAATGCAGCCACTTTGATGAAGTTGATTGATACACGCGACACCATTGATTCCCATGCCTCAATTTGCTCAGGATTAAACCCTGGAACAATGTTACGTAACTCGTTTATGTAATCTTTAATAATCTCATCAACACCCGCGCGCATATAGATTGTTTTAGTATCCTTATGCATGTTCTGTAAGTTCTCTACCTCTTCCTTCAGTTTCTTACGTAACTTATCTTGTAGTTTCCTCTTTTCTTCAAGCTTCTTCTCTGCCTCGGAAATATCATCCACAAAAGAAGGAATAGCACTTACAATATACTCTGAAGTCTTTGTGCGCTTGATAGGATCTTCTGGTTGCACGTAGACAATCATGCGTGGGAATAATCCTTTCTTGAAGAGATGAGTATAAGTATCCAAATGATAACTCGTAATCACCAAAGAACATGTAGGGTTTGAATGAATACGGTTATCAGTAGAAGTAATCATGTTACCTTTAGAACCAATGCGATTCATAGTTTTGTCAAGTAGGGCCTGAATGTGAACCTTCTTATGATCAAGGACTGCTTCACCTTCATCAAAAACCACGTAATCATATGATGCTAATATTCCTGGTTCAACCGGGTCAACCCATCCTCTATCTTTCTTACTGAACGCATTGATACGCATGTTATTAGAAACAATCTTTTTGTTGATTTCTCCAATTAACTTGTTTATTTTAAATACCCCTACAGAATAATAAGACTTATCCGCTATATCTGCAAATTCAGCAAGTATATCATTAAATTCACTCTTTGCCATACCGGACGGCATAATCACACAAGCATGTAAACGTAAATCATCCTTTACACCGCGCTCAACGCGCACATGATTAAAGAGTTGAGATAATGCTACAAAACCGTAAATGTCACAAACATCAGCATTGAGCACAACGCGCGTATTCCAATACTTACGCCACAAATCAAGAAAATTATATCCATCTCTATCACTGGATAAATCTTTGACAAGAATATCACTCTTACGCTGTAAATACTTCATCTGATATAAACGCTGTTCTCGCGTATACTCTTCAAACCCAAAGATTTCAAAGTATTCTTCGCCGTAAACATCAATGCACAATTCATTGATCCGCTGTAATAACTCTTCATCATTGAGGTATCCAACTTCATCCTCTAATGTCATTTCCTGACTCATATTAATTTCCTCTTACGTAAGAATAATCTGCATACAATAAATCTTCGGGTAAATCCCATCGTTGCCGGAAGGTATTCATGTTCTGTAATTCCTGAGCGACAACAGTAGGAGTGATATTATCACTTGTATAGGCGCGCATGTTACCATCATACAGGGTAGTAAAGTTCCTATTTTCAAACAACATGTCTGTATTCCTTACTGTGTTGCCCTGAAGGGCAATTAAACGCGATCTGCATCTGTAATGTAAAGGTGGACGGTAATATTGTGCCTCACTTGCAGAAAAGATAGAACCATTCAACATGCGACATATATCTGATGTCCTATTGTCTATTACCGCTCGGAATTGAAAATAATTTATTCCAGTTTCAATGTAAGACTGAATCACTGCGTAATTGTAAATATCATTCACAAGTGTCCTTGCAACATTTCCTGTGCGATGAGCAAAAGAATCATTGTAAATATTTAACAATCGCTGTTGAACCTGATGCACATTCATTTTTGCTATTTCATCTACCGAGTAAGTAGCGTAAAAACGGTTAGAAACATCACGCATGACATTTCTTCCACTTGACCAAAAGATCGCAGCAATGAGGTATTCTATCATTGCTATATCTCGATATTCATCAATTACATCTTCTGCTGCATACACACGGTAATCGCTCTCATCGGCATCCATGATACCAAGTGTAAGGACATCATACACATGATTCGAGATTTTGATACGCGATACAGGGCGATTCAACTCAGTAATCAATGCACGTTCAAGTGCATCATTAATATTATATTTATTAGGAATGTTCGTAATAGAACGAATGAAAAAAGTATTCAGGATTCTACTCATACGAGTTTCCTGCTGAATAACTTTTCTTTCGTTGTAGTAACTTAAAACCATGTTTCTAATCCTTGTTTACTTTCTTGAATTACATTGGGTTTATGATTCTTGATCCTTTCAAGAATAATATCATAATACCCTTTATCTAATTCAAATCCAATAAAATTCCTATTCGTGTTCATACAAGCAATTGCAGTAGTGCCACTACCCATACAGTTATCGAGAACAATATCTCCTTCATTTGTGTAAGTTTTAATGAGGTATTCACATAATTTAACAGGTTTTTGTGTTGGATGCAACCCTTTTTCTTGTTTATATTCCAATACAGATATAGGGTTTCGTTCACCATTACTTGATTTATTCATACCAGTTTTAAATTTACCCCATACTGAACTACCTTTATGACCATCTACTGCTTTATATGGTTTTGAATATGTATATTGTTTATTATATATTGGTTGTGATTTATAAAATATCTGTATTTTTTCATGTGATTTAAGTGGTTTTCTATTAGCATTTAAAAAATCTGTTCCTTGTGGTTTTTTCCATATTAATTCATATCTATACATTTCTAAATTACTTGTAACTAATTTACTTGAAAATGGTTCATCAGCAAATAAACAAATAGCACCGTTATCTTTTATTACTCTTTTATATTGTTCCCATAATGGTTCAAAAGGAATAATTGTATCCCACTTACATCTTGTAGTCCCATAAGGAAGGTCACAAAGAATCATATCAATTGACTTATCTTCAATCCGATTCATTCCTTCCAAACAATCCTCATTATAAACAACATTCAACTCCATGTGTATCACTATTTTATTTCCTGTAACAACTTTAAAAAGGTTGTTATATGTTATTCTTCACTAGGATATTTCAATCCAGTATCAGTAGGTTTCCTACTCTTTCTACCACGTTTCAAAAGTTTAATAGTATTATCTCCATTGTCACGCTCATCTTTCTCAATCATTTCCTTTGGGAAACCTAACGATACACGCAGTTCAGGTTTATTGATCACAGACATTGTGTAAGCATCAAGTAAGTCTCCTGGTTGCACAGCAGGTTTCGAAAGTTCTTCAAAGACTACTCTGATGTTATCGGGGTTCTTGCCCATTGCAATAGCGCGCTGCTTGATGATACCACCATCATCATTCAGGATACTCATGATCTTCTTCTGCAACCCTTCGAGCACCACTAACCTATCTGCCTCAGACACATATCCCGCTGCATACGTGGTTCCTTCTGCCCTACCCATTGTAAGAGGTGCCTGGAGTAATCCAACCTGAATATCAGTTTCAAGACTTTCCTTAAACCCTGTAACGTTAATGTTACTTCCACCAGAATCTAACTGCTTAATGTCAAATCCTGCACCAATAATATCCTGGTTCTCTTCGATATATTGATGCTCATCACTTAATTCCTGCATGATTTCCTGTGCCTCTACCATTGAAATATCACCGGAAGCAAGCATATCACCAAGAATACGGTAATCAATGAAGTAACGTCCAATACCATACTTCTTAATGTATTTCGTGTAACCTTCAATGAGTTCAAGATATTTATAAATTAGATCCTCAATAGGAGTAATCAAAGAAGTGCCGTAGATACCATACGTTTCTCTACCAAGAATATCTCTGAACGTATAATCATATGGACAGAATGCACCATACATTACCTGATCAGGACGATAAGAACCTGCTTCTAATTCATTCATATTGCCCATTTCATTGACATAAATACGATTAATTGGTGGGGTTAGAATAAAAGAAACATCTGTACTACCCTTTGTTACACCACGCGGAACAATAGTAGTCTGACTCATCAGAAGAGGTTCAAAACTCATCTTTTCAGGGTTTCTTACGTTAGTATAAAGTCCTACATATGTTCCATCCCTACACAACAATCGTGCAAGAGTCTGTGTTTTTTCCTCAAAATTGGTTCTTTCTGACCACTTCTCAAAATTCTTTACAAGCGATAATTTTCCCTCAAATCTGATACCCTTTACAAGCGTAAGAGCAAGTTTCTGAAGCGGAATGAACACATGAGGACTTGTAAGCGAGAGTTGCCGATACAGATTGAATTTGTTGGTTGTATCGAAATTTCTGTAAGCACCCGCTTTGTATATTGTATCCTTACGCTCTATTCCAGTGGAGGCAAAAACCTTTACAATTTTAGATTTCTTCTGTTCTAAGTCTATTGCTGCATTAACTTTATCCATATTAGTGACTCCTATTAACTCCAATCATAAATTTACGCTTTTTCCGAATTCCTTTATCAACCAACGCAGAACCCTTATTAATCGTCATTCTTACAAGTCCTTCGAGTGCATCAGGAGCATCATCGTGTTTGTGAACCGGATATCGCACTAATTGATTAATCAATTCAGGATACGCTTCAATCCAATCATCCCGGAACAAAACTTTACCCGAAGTAATAAACGGTTCAACAGATTCAATACGAATTCGTTTCTTCTTCTGATTCTTAATTTCTTTAATTTTCATGCGCTTACGCATATCTTTGATTTTATCATTGCGTTCTTTAAGGAATTGAGAAATAAGACTCTGGAAACCGTTTGTTTCGATTCCAAGTTCTTCACAATTATAAAAGTTGTAATAATACACCATCTTCTCAATAGAAACATTTGGCGGTGATGTATTACTTAACCAACAATCACGCACGTAAAGAACATGGTCTTTGATTGCACCTACTATAATAACACAAAAATCATTCTCATTGCCAAGTGCAGGATCAACATAGATAACATGCTTACAATCTTTGAAAAAAGGATTTTGTGCACGTTCTTGTGGACGTTTCAGTTCAGTATAAAAGTGCATATTTTCTATGTTAAACAACTGTGTTTCTGATGGTAATGGTTGATTTAAATACTGACTTGAAAACTCTACTGCACCCTTCTCAATACGTAACGCCTTGATTTTATTTTCATCATAAATTGTAGGATACTTTGGTTTACCATGTTCATCTATGATGGAATCAATCTCAATGTCATAACGCATAAAATCAGGCAATTTTGGATTTTGCTCAATAATTTCGCCATATAACTCATCGTCATGCCATCGAGTTCCTATGATCATCAATAGTCCATCAGGTTCAAGAATTGAGATTAAATCCTTATACCAACGCTTCTTCTGCTCACGAATAGCAGCAGATTCACGATCTGCGTCATTTACAATGTCATCGCAGATAATAATATCATAGTGCTCTGATGTCATCGCTGAAAGAGCACCACGCGCCTTAAGGTTTGGTTCCTTCTTTACAACGCGCGGATGTAAGACTACTTCCTGCTGATTCAATTTAATAATAGGATTTTCATTACCAAAATCAGCAAAGAACTGTTTTATATTTTCATTCTCTGTAAGATGCTGTGTAATCTCGTAAAGAATCTGCTCTGCTAAATCATTGGTAGCAGATGTAATCAAAATACGTAAGGTAAACTTTCCACCATGCTTCACGTAATCATCAAGTAATCTATCAATTACAAAAGAAACATCGTAAATAGTAGTTTTGTAAGTTCCACGCGGTTTCAATCGCATGATACGTTTGTGAGTCTTGATTGCTTCTTCAAGGTTATCGCACCACTCTTTATGAACATCCTCAGTTATTTTCTCGTAACCAAGCATGTATTTTGCAATATTGAAAAGAGTGAGGCGTTTACCATGATATATGATATTAGACATTATTCATCTGGAATATACTGCACCCAGGCAGGAACAATGTGTTCAACCTTATCAACAATTTCACCATCAAGACGCGCTTTCAGCAAAAGGAGTTCACGCTTTTCACGTAAGAGTTTTGCATGAGTAGGTGTGTTTTCCTTACCCTCTGCAATCATCCTACGTTCAAGTAGATTGATCTTAGCAAGTTCCTCAGTAATAACATCAATATTCTCAGAATCCTTAATCTTCTGAATCTCACTATCTAAATCAGTTTCAGCAGATTCATCATATTCAAAAAAGATATGTTCACGATGTGATTTGAGATCCGCAACTTCAACAAATATACCATCTGCTTCAAGTTTACTCTTCAGTTCATTGATGGGAATACTTGCTGTAAAAAGAATCGGGTCAACTACTGCACTTAAATCTGGATTCTGACAAAACACACAACCCTTTACATTTTTATTGGAAACAATCTTGTCTCCAACTTTTACACCCTGTTTCATGTAAGGCACCTCGAAAAATAGTTAATAAAAATAGATAGTATAATATCTAAAAATACTACTATTTAAATGTTTCGTAAAAAAGTGAGAAAAAGTTTAAAAAAGTGTAAGAAAAATAAGAAAAAGTTAAAAAATTAATACAAATTTTTCATAATTATCAGATTCATCTGGTAACTCTGCAATAAGTTCACTTACTTTTATCTCTTACACCTCTGTTTCATACCCACATACATGACACTTGTAACCAACAATCACTGTTTTAGTAGCAGTAGTTGATCCCCAGGGATGTGACTCATGGAATAACTTGTAATCCTCATATTCGAGTTTTGCGCCACAATCACTACAGTAGTCCATGTAAATACTAGTAGTGTAAACATCACCATTTTCTTTTAGATAGTGATTACCACATTTAAGTTGTTTACTACCCGTTACAACTGGAACACCATACTCTTCTATTTCCTCACGTAGTTCTGCTATAGACTTTCCACAGCACTCACAAAATAATGGTTCATACATTACTCATCCCTCACACAATACGTGTGTAATGTCTCTTCCTGCCAAATCTTTTTCAAGTAGCAATTAATACAGATCCTATCCTTCTCACCTGCACATGAAAGAGGAATGTTTACATCCTCTTCTGTGGTTTCATATGTGTTTCCACATACCTTACAAGTTGTTATAGCCATTGAGAATAGTGTAAGAGATTATAGTATATAATTATTTTGAAAATGAATTGTTATGTAAGTATCGTGTAAGGACATTTTTCATAATATATTATAATATTATTATTACTTTTATCTTACCTGAAGATTCATATCAGAAAGAATCATGTAATGAATATATATTCTACTTTCTTACCCTATTCTTTCAGGTGTAAGATGGTCATTACATGATATGCAATTTCATAAGTACTGTACAAGTAATATGTACTATAGATTTACAAATCTATTATCAGTAAGAATCATCATTACACTTGTCTTACAAGAATCTCATTACAAATAGGATTTTCATAAGTACTGTACAAGTACTATGTACAAGTACTATGTACAAGTACTGTACAAATCTTTTTGTAAACCAATTTGCAAATAAGTATAGGGTAAGAATCATGTAATGATGAACATTACACTAATCTTACATGAAATATAATTTCATAAGTACTGTACAAGTACTATGTACAAGTACTATGTACATTACTATATGTACAATATATATGTACATATTATAATTATAGGGTAATCAACATAGTATATGATCACGATAATCATCATTACACTTGTCGTTACTTTTGTCTTACGAGAAGTGTAATAGCACAAAAAATAGGCATTGCGTATGCAATTAAAAAGGGGTAAGAATATAGTCAATATTCGCAGATTTTGAAAAAAATCGATACCCCTGGCTATAATATATATAAAATTCCTCTGCTATTTTATTTATTAGTAACTAATAGTATATAAAGGTTTCTATTCTATCCTAAGAGTAACTTGCACTTAGAAGGGAAATGAAAATGTGCGAAAAAATAACATGTGACATACACACCACAATCAAATTTTTACCCCACTTCTTTATAAAGAAACATGCTTAGTTCAGACCTATCTTTTCACGGACGATGTTTTATACCTCTGTGAAAGTGTGGGTAAAAATAATGCAGTTTTACTCGAAGAATTGAAGAGATTGAAAAAAGTTTAAAGATACAAATGTTTATTCTGATTCTTGTAGACATTCACAATCTTGTGTCCCTCGCCACTTTGCGAGTCTACATTAATCAAGTGTAGAAGATCCTCATAACTTACATAGAGTTTCTTACCGTTCATGTTAAGTTCAACAAAATCTTCGCCGTTGATATACTTCTTTGTCGCTTCGCCTACTTTTCTAAAGTCAGTCAACGTAAACAACCTCCGATTAAGAGGTTAGGTGAAAGGGTATAAAAAGAGTTATTGATTTGCTGTTTCGACAAGGTTCTGCCACAAAAATTGATGCAAGTTCATTCATTCTCTGAAAGCCTTGTTCAAAGACTTTCAATTTACTCTTCGGAATTAGGTATGTTTTGGTTGGTATGAGCGTGTATATACCACGAAAGTATAAATAGTTTTTACAGTTCAAAAAAACTTTATAACTCTACAAACAAAACATGTAAGTATGACAATTTTAAGCATGAAGCATCGTAAATTTATTGAAGATGAACCTACGCTTGACCAGGAAACGGTTGATGCACTCAAAGCATGGGTTAACGAGCGTAAAGGGCCTGAAATGGTAAGGATGTTGGATGAACTAGGTTGGTTTGAGTTTGTGCGCCCATCGCCCTACATACTCTTTGGAATCTACCATAGGGATCTTAATCCAAGCACAATTGCATTAATGCTCAGGCATATTTTCTTGTATAATCCCAAAGTTTTATTTTACATAGCGCGGCGAGACATTACCTTCAAGCGTAAGGCAATCGCAAAGACTGACTTTATAAATGT